GCTACAGGTTCTTACGGTAACTCTGCGGCCCTTGCTTCAGCCATATCCGATGAGACAGGTACTGGCGTAGTTGTATTTAGTACTGGCCCAACAATCTCTAACATTACTTTGACTGGAACTCTTACTGCAGGTGCTGCTACTGGAACAAGTGGTCAAGTTCTTGTATCTACAGGTTCTGGAGTTCAATGGTCTACGCCTGCGGCTGGTGCTGCATTCTCTGAGTTTATGCTGATTGGTGCTTAACTACCGCTAGACTCGCCCCATGAACTTGGTGCAAAAATCGGTACAACAGGGCGGAAAACTACGGCCCTTAATCATCCCTGCTTTAGCAACTGGTGGAACTGGGTTAATGAACCCATCTCCATTCTTAGATGATGATGGTGAATTACTTTTAATTCTGCGCCATATCAACTACACCCTTTACCACTCCGAGAACGACCAACGCTTCCCAAGTGTGTGGGGACCTCTCTCGTATCTACACCCAGAGAAAGACCAGCGTCTTGTAACGCAGAACTTCCTCTGCCGTCTTGATGAAGACTACAACATTGTTAACTACACACTTATTGATACGACAGAACTAGATGTAAAACCTATCTGGACATTTGTTGGTATGGAAGATGCACGCCTTGTTAAGTGGGACGGTAAGTACTACGGCACTGGAGTTCGTCGTGACACAACTACCAACGGTGTAGGACGTATGGAACTGCAGGAACTAGAGATTGATAAAGAAGCATGGACTGCTAAAGAAGTTTCTCGTGTACGTATTGAAGCGCCAATTGATAAAGAATCTTATTGCGAAAAGAACTGGATGCCTGTTCTTGATAAGCCATTCCACTACATCAAGTGGACCTCTCCTACAGAACTTGTAGAAGCAAAGCCCGCCACAAAAAAATCTAAGCAAGTTAATGTAGTCAACGGTATTCAAGCCCCTGCAGACCAACGTGGCGGTTCTCAGGTACTACAGTGGGGTGAGTACTACATCGCTATCACGCACGAAGTTGCGCTCTACAAGAATTACCTAAAACAGAAAGATGGGCAGTATCGCCATCGCCTATGTGTGTGGGATAAAGACTTTAAGTTAATTGGTTTATCTCCTGAGTCTTGGTCATTTCTAGATGGGAAGATTGAGTTTGTTTGCGGCGCTGCAATCGTCAATAACAATCTTGTTGTTGGATTTGGGTTTCAAGATAACGCAGCATTTGTACTAGAAGTACCAAATGATTTGGTAAACAACATGGTTGAGGAGGCACTCTCTTATGGCAAAGTATGAGTCAATAAATGAGTTAATTGTTCAGTTCTCTAAAGACCCTTTTAATCCTTGGTTAAGTTTAAAACTTGCTATTGAGTATGAGCGTGCAGGACAAACAGCATCTGCTGTGTCTTTCTACCTACGTACTGCAGAGTACGGTTACTACACACACGGAGAACACGTTTACGCATCACTTCTTAAGGCAGCACACTGCTTTGAGAATCAAACAGGTAGAGAAACTACTGTGCGTAACTTGATGGAGAAGGCTATTGCATACAGCCCTAAGCGCCCAGAGGCGTGGTTCCTTCTTGCACGTTGGTATGAGCGCAATAAGAAGTGGCAAGAGTCTTACACAGCCGCTGAGGTAGGTATTCAAAACTTGCCTTCAATATTCTCTCCACTACCAGTAGACGTAGAGTACGCAGGAGACTTTGTTCTTCCATTTGAAAAGGCTGTTGCTGCATGGTGGGTTGGTCGTCAAGACGAGAGCGAAAAAATCTTCCGCACACTGTTGCAGCAGAACCTTCCTGAAAATTATCGCAACGCTATTAAATCCAATATGGATAAATTAAATATGTCTTACGAGTCACCTGCAGAGGAAAACACGTTTGATAAGTTCTTAAGCGAAGGATTCAAGGCAGTACCTGGTTGGGTCGTTGCAGACCTTCCAGAGTTCCTAAGAGTCATCAAAGACGTACCTTGGAACCAACAAGGTGGCGTTGGAGAAATCGGCGTTTATATGGGGCGTTTCTTCTTGTTACTGCGAGCAATGCTAGATAAGCCAGAACCTTCATACGGAATTGATATCTTTGAAGACCAAGAGTTAAATGTAGACTACAGCGGAACCAATAGAGCACGCCAAGAAATCTTTGCTAACTACATCCATAAGTACGATGCATTTGGTGGAGAAGGGGTAAACGTCATTAAGGGAGATTCCCTCTCTAGTGCAACCCAGGCTCTTCTAGACGAGAGTATTAAAGAAGGTTCACTTCGATACATCTCAGTAGATGGCGGACATACCAAGATTCACGCCCTCAATGATTTGAGGCTATCAGAGAAGTACATAGCAGATGGGGGAGTGGTTATCCTCGACGATATCCTGCACCCACACTGGCTAGGTGTGATGGATGGACTTGTCCAATATCTATCTGACTTTCCCACCCTAGTTCCCTTTGCAGTAGGGCATAATAAGATGTTCCTCTGCAAGTACTCGTACCACCAAAAATACCTAGATACGGCTTCAAAAAGTAAAAGCGCTACCAAACTCATTGAGTTTATGGGGCATAAACTTTGGGTCGTACAATGGGTAAATATCGGCTAACTTAGACCATACAAACTGTCTTTAACCAGAGATAATAAAGCACTACCATCCAAGGAGTTTTAATGCCAACAACGTATAAAGTTTTAGCAATGACTGGGGCCGCTGGCGCTACGGGTAACGGTGCCGCAACATTGACGGCTACTACTAACACTGGTCTTTACACAGTTCCTTCATCTACATCTACTGTAGTTTCAACAATGACAGTATGTAACCAGGCTTCAACTGCAGCAACATTCCGCATTGCAATTCGCCCTGCAGGAACTTCAATTGATACCCGCCACTACATTGCTTATGACACACCAATTGCAGCAAATGACACAATCGCATTGACTTTGGGTATTACACTGGCAACCACAGATATCATTACTGTGTATGCTTCAGCATCTACTCTTTCATTTGCAGCATTCGGTTCTGAAATAACAGCGTAAGGAGGCTAACTCATGGCAGTTAGTCGCCTTTCTCAACAGAGTCTACAAAATGCCTTTCCTAAAGGTAACACCGTTTGGGATGGCACTACTGCTACCGCTTCTATGGACTCTTTGGGGTCTGCCTACATTTCTTCAGCAACGAATAGCATAACTTTTTCAAGTATTCCTCAAACGTATCAACACTTAGTAGTACGTGGTGTGTACGTAGGTACTTCTGTAAATGATGATGTAAGAGTTCAATTTAATAGTATTACAACTAATGCTTACTCTATTCATGGTTTATACGGAATAGGTAACGCTTCAACTCCTAACACAACTTACGGTTTTACTCAATCATTTATGTATCTTACTACAAATGCTGGGGATACAAATAATCCTGCGTCTTCTGTTTGTGAAGTTTTAGATTATACAAATACTAATAAGTACAAAGTTATAAGAGCAATTTCAGGTTTTGACCGAAATGGAAGTGGTGGTCAAATTCAATTTTACTCTGGTTCATACCAACAGACAACTGCTGTATCTATTATCAAAATATATGCAGCCACAGGAAATTTAGGTGTTGGAACACGTTATTCATTATATGGAGTTAAATAATGGCTACAAATAAACCTATTCAATCAGTTGTAGTTACTAGCGCTGCGTCTTCAATTACATTTTCTGGTATTGACCAATCTTATACAGACCTTGTAATTATGGTTGATTTTACTATTTCTACAGCAAATGCTTCAGTATTTATGCGTTTTAATGGCGATACTAGCGCAAATTTTTCAGACACTTCAATTTCTGGAACAGGTTCAGCACAGTACTCAGACCGTGATTCAAGTGCTACTCAAATACGTGTGTCTGCACAACGAACAGCACAAACTGCAACTGATAGACAACACCTTACAATTCATATTAACGATTACACTAACACAGCAATCTATAAAACTTGTCTTGCAAGATATGGCTCTGTTGGAGGAGTAGAAGGTTTTGCAGGACAATGGCGTAGCACTGCTGCTATTAACTCAATAACGTTAGGTTTTGGTTCTGCATACACTTTTAGCCCAGGAACAATTGTTTCTCTATACGGCATTAAATCAGGTGCTCCACAAGCACTTGGTGGTGACGTAGTTGTTACTGATGGTAACTATTGGTACCACGCATTTAGGTCTTCTGGAACATTTACTCCTCAACGACCTATGTCTGCAGAGGTACTAACTATTGCTGGAGGAGGTTCGGGTGCTGAAAACAACGCAGGTGGTGGAGCAGGTGGTTTGCTGTATAGCGCATCACAATTACTATCTCCTACAAACTACACAGTAACTATTGGTGCAGGCGCTGCTGGAAGAGCAGCGGCTTCAGGTTTGACTGGTATTAACGGTTCTAACTCAGTGTTTGGAACACTAACTGCAATTGGTGGCGGTGGTGGACAAAACGGCACAGTTGGTGGCTCTGGCGGTGGAGCAAGCACTGTTAGAACTCAAGGAACTTCTGGTCAAGGTAATGCTGGTGGTCTTTCTGGTCCTGCTTCAGACAACTACACAGGCGGTGGCGGTGGTGGCGCTGGTCAACAGGGTGAAGATGGTCAAGCAACTGTTTCAGGTAAAGGTGGAAACGGTGTAAACACTTACTCTAGTTGGGCAAGTGCAACTGGAACTGGAGCAAACAGCGGTTATTATGCTGGTGGTGGAGCAGGTGGATGGTTTTCAAACACCAACACTGGCTCATCTGGAGGTGCTGGATTAGGCGGTGGAGGTAACTCAGGTCGCCCTGGAAGTGATGGAACTGCTAATACAGGTGGCGGAGGTGCTGGCGGTACTCGTTCAGTTAGTGGTACCAACTATGCTTCAACAAACGGTGGTTCAGGTCTAGTTATTGTGAGGTATCCAGTATGAGTCTAGAGACAATGACTAAAATTGGTTCATACACTGTTCCAAGTAATACTGCTTCTTTTACTTTGTCCAATATCCCACAAGGATATACAGACTTAGTAATTAAACTAAGTAGCAAAACATTGCACACTGCTGAATATGATTTAATTTATTTTGTAATTAACGGTGATACTACAGTTGCTAACTACAACTATGCTCGTCTTCAAGGAGAAGGCAACACAAGTACAACCACTACTGGTCAAACTGGTGTGTTTATCCGTACTTCTGGAAGTAATGCATCTGCTGCTAACTTTTTTGGTACAGCAGAAATAACTATTTACAATTATTCAGGAAATACAGTTAAACCATTTTCAGTTGACTCTGCAAATGAACTTAACGCACTCGCTAACGCACTTATTGGTTTATTTGATGGCGTTTACTCTGATGTCGCCCCTGTTACATCCCTAACTTTTTACCCTAACAATGCCACAATTGCTGCAAACACCACTGTAACTCTTTACGGTATGAAGAACGCTGCTAAAACAGCGGGTAATTCAATCAAAGCAACTGGTGGAAACATCGTATTTGATGGTACTTATGTTTACCATGTGTTCCCATCTACAGGAGCATTTACGCCAACACAATCAATCATTGCTGATGTATTGGTTGTATCGGGCGGCGGCGGTGGGTCTCAAAACTTTGGCGGTGGTGGTGGTGCGGGTGGCATAACTCCTTTAAGTTCCCAGTCTTTGAGTGCTACTGGCTACTCAGTAACTATTGGTGCTGGAGGTGCGGCTGGTACTAGCGGAACTACTATTAGTGCGACTGGAACCGTATCAACATTCAACGGAACTTCACCAACAGGCGGTACGGGTTCTAAAGGCGGCGGCGGTGGGCAATTACCTATTGGCGGTGCTTCTGGAAATGGTTTTGCTGCTGGTGCATCTGGAGATTACACTAGCAATAGTCGTCTACAAGGTGGCTCAGGTGGTGGCGCTGGAGCAGCGGGAAGTGCTGCATCAAGTACATCTCCAGGCGCTCGTGGTGGTAATGGTGCTACAAGTGCTTTTATTAACCAAATAGGTATTTCTCTTGGTTTTGGAGAGAATATTTCAGGAACCAATTATATTGGCGGTGGTGGTGGTGGTGGTGGTGCATCTTTCACAGGCAATAACTCTGGTTGGGGTCCAAGTTTTTATTTTGGTCCTTGCGATGGCGGTTATGGTGGAGGCGGTAACGCTGGCAACAGTGATAATGGACGAATCCACGGTGTTGCTGGAAAAGTAAATACGGGTTCAGGCGGTGGTGGCGGTGCTTGGGATAACGCTTCTGGAGTTCTGGGTCTTGGCGGTGCTGGTGCTTCTGGAATAGTTATTATTCGGTATAAGGGTTAAAATAAACTAAACTTGTCTATCATTGGACAATCAAGCAAGGAGAAAAAACGTATGGCACATTGGGCCGAAATTGATAGTGACAACATTGTCACACGTGTACTTGTCGTCGCTGACGATAAGGAAGATGGTCAGACTTTCCTAGCCGAAGACCTTGGTCTTGGCGGAACTTGGAAGAAGACCAGTTACAATACTGTCGGTGGTGTACACACTCTTGGTGGTACTCCATTCCGTAAGAATTATGCAGGCATTGGATTTAAGTACGATGCTGCTAAAGATGCGTTCATTCCTCCAAAGCCTTTTGCTTCATGGACATTGAACGCAACATCATGCCTCTGGGAGGCACCAACACCTATGCCTGTTGAAGAAGGAAAATTCTTTACATGGGACGAAGCAACTACATCATGGAAGGAAGTTGAATAATGTCAGATACTAAAATTATCGTAAACTGCGCTACAGGAGAGCAAACAATTGTTGCTCTTACAGCACAGGAGATTGCACAGCGTGACCAAGATGCAGCAGCAGCGGCTGAAGCACAAGAAGCACGTGAAGAAGCAGCAGCAGCACTTGCAGCGCTTAAGGAATCTGCTAAGGCTAAGTTGGTAGCAGGAACACCACTTACCGAAGAAGAAGCCGCAACACTCGTAATTTAATTTTCTTTTTTCTAGAAAAGGGTTCCAATGTCAATTAAAAGATTAAGTGGTGCTGGTTTAACCACCCCTAAATCTAATAAACTTTGGGACCAAACTACCTTCCAGAGTGGAATGTTTGCTTTGGCTACAGTTAGTTTAACTAGCACTGCTTCTAGCATTGTTTTTAGTAGTATTCCTGCAGGTTATACACATTTGCAGATTCGGGTATCAGCACAAGAAACTGTAAGTGGTGGTGGTTTTAACAATATGAACATTTATTTTAACAGTGATAATGCATCTTCAAATTATGCAATTCACGCTTTATCTGGAGATGGTTCAACTGCTTTTGCTCAAGCAACAGCATCACGAAGCACTGCTTTGATTTACAATGCACTTAGTACTAATACAAGTATCTTTGGTGCATCTATTATTGACATTTTAGATTACGGTTCAGTTGTTAAAAATAAAACTTTGCGTGCTTTAGCAGGTGTGGATTTTAATGGTTCAGGAAGAATTGGTCTATCTTCAGGATTATGGATGAACAGTTCGACTGCAATTAGCACAGTTACGTTAACTGCATCTTCTTTTACTGCAAATACTTCTGTAGCCCTATACGGAATTAAGAGCGCATAATGGCTATAACAACTACACCAAGTGGTGGTCCTCAAGGAGAGTTTAGTACTTATACTCCTATTTACTCACAGACTCTTTCATCTAATACTACATCTGTTACTTTCTCTAACATTCCTACAACTTTTACTGATTTAAGAGTAGTAATGGTTCCTGCTTCTTCTAGTGGAACTAACGGAATTCGTATGCGAGTTGGAAGTGGTTCACTTGATACTGACTCAAACTATTCAAATACTTTTGTAGATGGTAATGGAAGCACTGCTCTTTCCTATAGAGAGTCATCTGGTACTCAATTTGTATTAGCATATCGTTTAGGCATTACTACAACATTAGTTCAGAATTATACAATAGATTTTTTAAATTATTCAAATACAACGACACGTAAAACAATTCTTGTCAGATATAACAGTGCTTCTGCTGCATCAGGTGCTGGAGTTTTATTGTGGCGTAATACAGGTCCAATTAATACTTTAAGTTTTAACATTAACACTTTTGGTTCATCAACAGGTGATTTTATTATTGGTTCTACTTTTACTCTCTACGGAATTAAAGCAGCCACTACTGCTCCTAAAGCAACTGGTGGAGATACTGTTACAACAGATGGTTCTTACTGGTATCACGCATTTAAGACAACAGGTGTATTTGATGCTAAGCAAGCACTCACTGCTGACATTATGGTTGTTGCTGGCGGTGGCGGCGGTGGGCAATACGCTCCTGGTGGTGGTGGTGCTGGTGGATTCCAACTACTTACTTCTCAATCTTTAACTGCAGTTAAAAGTGTAGTTACTGTAGGTGGCGGAGGAGTTTATGGGTTCCCAAGTGATTCAGGCGGAAGTGGTTATCAGGGTAGTAACTCTCAATTTGGTTCGTTGACTGCATCTGTAGGTGGCGGTTTTGGTCGTGGTGCAAATTCTTCTGCTGGCGCTGGTGGTAACGGTGGTTCTGGTGGTGGCGCTGGCGGTACAAGTGGTTCTGCATCTGGTGGTTCACCCACCGCTGGTCAAGGTAACTCTGGTGGCTCTGTTTCTAGCGCTAACTACTCAGGCGCTGGTGGCGGTGGTGCTGGCGCTGCAGGTGGAAACAACTCTGGACCAACTGGCGGTGTTGGCGGTATTGGTGCTGGTGGTGCAAGTTTTACAAACTACACAATCATTAACGCAATGGGCGCTGCAACAGCGACTGGTGAACTATTTTCAGGAAACTACTACTATGCTGGTGGTGGCGCTGGTTATAGCAACACCGTTAATGGTGGAAACTCTACAAACAATATTGGCGGTAAAGGTGGAGGTGGAGGAAGAACAGGTAACAACAACACTGATGGAACTGCTAATACAGGTGGCGGTGGTTCTTTTGGTAATACAGGTGGTTCAGGAATTATTATTGTGAGGTACCCAGTCTAATGCCAAATACACTTATCCCTATCCAGACTTTTACACTTAGTGCAACTACTGCGTCTGTTACTTTTTCTAATATACCGAAAAATTATACTGATTTAAAGGTTGTGATGTCTGCTCGCCAAAGCGACACTAATACGGCTGCTGGAGTACAATTTAACGGCGATACTGGAAATAACTACTCATCACGACGTTTAGGCGGAGATGCAACTGCTGCATATACTGAAACTAGTTCTGCTACAGACCGTGGCAAGTGGATTATTATTCCATTTTCTACTGCTACTGCAAACACCTTTGGAAACGCAGAAGTATATGTTCCTAATTATTTATCTAGCACCGCTAAATCTTTTTTAATGGATAGCGTTTCAGAAAACAACTCATCTTCTAAAGATGCAGCAAATCTAGAACTAGATGCGGGGCTATGGTCAGGAACTGATGCAATTAACTCAGTTACTATTGTTGCTCAAACTGGCTTTGTAGCCAACAGCACTTTTACTCTCTACGGAATTTCCAACGGTGTAAAAGCAACAGGTGGAACATTTACCGCTGCTGGTGGTTATGGTTATCATACTTTTACCTCTACTGGTTTGTTCATTCCTACCCAAAAAATTACAGACGCAGAAATCTTGTTAGTTGCAGGCGGCGGCGGCGGAGGAGGAGACGCAGGCGGAGGAGGCGGGGCTGGCGGTGTTGTTTACGCTGCTGCTCAAACTTTTAACGCTGCAACCCCATACACGGCATTAGTAGGCTCTGGCGGTGCTGGAGGAAACGGTACTTCTGGCGTAAAAGGAAGTGCATCAAAAGTTTCAACAACCTCTGCAGAAGGAGGTGGTTGGGGTGCTCGTGGCTTAGGTGATTCTAGTACTGCTGCTAATGGCGGTTCTGGTGGTGGTGGTTCTGGTCGTGGACAGGCTTCTGGAGTTAACCCTGCTGGTGGTACTGCAACTTTTGGGCAAGGAAATAATGGTGGTTCAGGATTTGGAGAGAGCACTACTGGTAACCAATCAGGTGGCGGCGGTGGTGGTGCTGGTCAGCAAGGAGGGAACTCATCCTCATTAAACGGTGGCTCAGGCGGTCCAGGAACTTCATCTTACAACCATTGGCATGTTGCAACAGGAACTGGTGTTTTGGCTAGTACCACTTACTTTATTGCAGGTGGCGGTGGTGGTGGCGTTTATTCAGGAGGAAATACAGGTCCTGGAGGCATAGGTGGCGGTGGTGCTGCAGGAAACGGTGGTACTGCAGGGACAGCAAACACTGGTGGCGGTGGTGGTGCTACTCGTTCGGGTTACTCTGGTGGGCAAGGCGGTTCTGGCTTAGTAATCGTTCGTTACCGATTGGATTAACCTGTGAGAGGCTCAAAAGTACAGGGTCGCTTTAAGATTGATTACGAAAAGTCTTCGATGGAAGAAGGCGTAACAGATGAACTCCGTGACCCAGTAGGTACCGAAGTTGATTGGTATGTATGGGATGAAAATGCTCTTTTAGCAGACTACTCTGATTGGGTAGACCCTATTTACGATGTCTCAAGCCAAGAATCTGGCAAGGGAGTTATCTGGAGAGACCCTATTAAGGTCCCAGTTATTATGGGCCAACAGATACGTGGTACTAACATTATGAACGAACGTGGTCTCTACACAGTAGATACCTTGCGCCTTGTACTAGGGGTAGCAGACGTTAACCGCCTTTTGCCTAACCTTATCTCTGACCCTAACTTTCACATCCAAGACCGCATTGTCTTCCAAGAACAAGTCTTTATTCCTACCCGTGTTTTGCCTCGTGGACGCTACAAAGACAACTATAGTGTGGTCACTGTAGACACAAACCAGTGCAACAGCGAAGAGTTGGTAAACTTCCAGCAATTCCTAGAATATTCAAATTAAGGAGATACTCATGGCAGATGAGTTTGATAGCACTTTTGAACCAGAATTAGACCCAGACCTTTTTGACATTGAAGATGTAGAATTAGAAGACTTCGATGACCATGCTCTTGATGAGTTGGAAGAGGACGAAGAAGAAGAGGAAGAATAATGGCAACTCCAAAACCTAAGATGGGTAACGGCAAAGTAGAGAAAGTTATGAAAGCCCATAAAGACGGCAAACTATCTCCTAAGCAAAAGAAAATTGCTGGTGCTGCAAAGCCCGCAAATAAAATTACTGGAGATGATTTCAAGGCTCTAAAGAAAAAGAAGAAGAAGATTATCTAATGCCAAAAACGTTTAAGGCAGATGGCGAAAACCACACCGTAAAGAAAAACGCAAAAGGTGAAATCATTGTTGACCATGCTGGTAACAAGGGTAAGTACGACAAGATTAACCTCACCAAAAAGGCTGGGGCTAAGACAGTCAAGCAAGGTGTTGCCGCCACAAAAAAATATCACAGAACTCAAGGTAAATAATGGCTGCTGCTAAGAAATCAAAAGTTAACGAGGCTGGTAACTACACTAAGCCTGGTATGCGTGCTTCTTTGTTTAAGAAAATTAAGGCTGGCTCTAAGGGCGGAGACCCTGGAGAATGGTCAGCACGAAAGGCTCAACTCCTTGCCTCTGAATACAAGAAAGCAGGGGGAGGGTACAAGAACTAATGGCTCTTGCTAAATCACAACAGTCCCTCAATAAGTGGTCAAAAGAAAAATGGCGCACTTCAGATGGCAAAGAATCAAAAGGCAAAAAGCGTTACTTGCCTGACAAAGCATGGGATGCTTTATCTCCTTCAGAAAAGGCTGCGACCAACAAGGCTAAGGCTGAAGGCAATAAGAAAGGCAAGCAGTTCGTTCAACAACCTAAGAAGATTGCAAAGAAAACCTCCAACTACAGATAGGAAATACAATGTGTGCAGCATGTGGATGTGGTAAGAAAAAGGGTGAGCCAGGTTTTGGCAAAGGCCCAAAGTCAAAGGCAAAGTCAAAGAAGGCATGTACCTGCGGTACTTGTAAGGCTTGTAAGGCAAAGAAGAAGTAATGTGTGCAACTTGCGGCTGTATGAAGCCGAAAGACAAGCACGGTGAGAAGACCCTAGCCGCTGCTAATAAGAAGTACGCAAAGAAGAAAACCGACAAGAAAAAAAAGAAAAAGAAGTAATGAGTTAGGCCCCGAAAGGGGCCTTTCTTCTTTATCATTGCTTTATCGGGAGTTCGTGCGAACCCTGTGTAGTCCCACTACTTGCGCTGTTTAAAGGGGTTTATTCATGCTATCTACACCTGCCTTCAAGGTGGTTAAGTCATGAAGCATATCCATAGCGCAATTGAAACGGCAGCAAAACACACAAGCCGTTATATGACAGGACAACTTCGCAAAGAAACAAAAGCAAGCGGATGGCCTCGCCACGTTTCCGCCAATATGGGCGTCATCTATGAGGACAAGAAGTTTCAAGTTCACGTCCACGACAAGCATCTTTCAGAGGCTAATGACCTTGAGTACGGCACTACAAGCAGCCGCCCTACCGCTGCTATTCGCCGTTCTTCAAACAGAACACAAGAGTCCAATGCCTTCTTTATGAAGACCCTACACAAGTTAGTAGGTGAACTATGACATTTCTTATCTCCGAAGACGAAGCGCTTCGTAATCTTCTTTTAGGAATGACAGTAACTGACCAAAAGGCTGCTAGTGAAGGCGGCTCAACTCGTTCAGTAAAGGTCTACTTTGGACAACCTGACCAGGAAATCCGTAGCCAGTCATACCCGTACATTGTCATTGACATGATTGACATCGCTGAAGACAACCTTCGTGCAATGCGTGGAATGGTTAAGCCTATCTATATGGATGACCCAGAAACTATGCCTGCTGTCCAAGGATTGAACCCAGAACTACCGTATGACGCAGAGACAAATGACTGGATGATTCATTGGCCTATTCCAGTAAACATTGATTACCAAGTCACTACATACTCTAGACAACCACGACATGACCGTGAAATATTGTCGCAGATTCTATACACAAGAATTCCAATGCGCTTTGCAATATTGGAACCAGAAGATGGCAACAGTGAGGGAGCAGGCACTGTTCGTCGTCTAGACCTTCTGGATATCTCCAAAAGAGATGTTACAGAGCAAGGGAAGCGTTTATTTGTAAATGCTTTCACAGTCCGTGTCTCATCCGAGATTGCGGAAACAACATACAACCAACTCTACAAGGCGCTTCAAGTTGACGTTACAGGAGTCACAGATGAAGAAAGTAACACTGACGGAAGTCAGGTTATTGGACGCTCTGAATTAACTCCAATCGATTCGTTCACCATATCGCAACCATAAGGAACCCTTACCCAACTAGTTAGGAGAAATCATGGCATATAGCCGCCCAGGTGTTTACATCAGTGAACGCCTTCTCCCACCTGTTCTAACAGGTGGAGTCACAGCGAATGCTGCAGGCGCCGTTGTTGCACCTTTTGCACAAGGCCCAGAAACAGTAACGCTTGTTAACTCTTGGTATGAATTTACCAAGTACTTCGGAGGCTACAACGCTTCCTTCCCAGCCACCTTCCAAGTTGGCTCATACTTCTCAAACGGAGGAAAAGAACTTTATGTTCAACGCCTTCTAAAAGCAGACGCAGATGCAGCGAGTGTAATTATCCAAACTTCTGCCTCTGACAATGTGTGTACTG